GAGCCGTCAGGCGTATTATGAAGCTACTGAACCCGTAAGGATGTTAGTTTTCGTGCGGCAGAGGGAATGTTAAAGAACTAACTATGATAGTAGAAGTACATGGGACAGGTTTTTGGACGCGGGTTCGATTCCCGCCAGGTCCACTTTTTCAAAAAAGTGCGTAATTTCAAGGATAGCGGAGAAAGCCTTTAAAATAAAGGTTCTCCGCTTTTTCTTTTACTGAAATTATTCTATTATTTCAGACTTTTTAAGCGTATTTTACAATCTTATGCAACACGAAATACGCAAAAATGCAACACGAAAACAGATGATACAATATTCAGCCCCGGAGTGACTGCTCCGGGGTAATCTTATTCTCTTTTGTCCCTCGCCTTGTTCTTTCCGATTTCGAGATACAATATCATCTCTTGTGGCATTTGCTTTTTTATCATCTCCCCCATTTCTTCTATTGTGATCAGATCCATGAGTTCCATCATCTTCTTGTTTAATTTTTCCGGTATTCCTAACGCTACCGCTCTCGGATAGATCATCACAAGGCACTTCATCGGATATCTGTCTGACATCCAGTTATACGGATCATGAACACCTCCATTTAATACTTGTAGTGTTCGCTGATATATTTCTCCGATCAATTCCACTTTTTCTCTTGTATACACAACCATTCACCTCACCTTGTCCATTCTTCCTTCTTTTCAAGCACATCCTTCATTACCGTTTCCGGCACATCTTTCATTTTCTTTAATTCTTCCTCTGTGTATCCCATCTTGTTAAGTTCTCTTGCTATCATTACCGGTGTTACTTCTTCCGGCTTTGCATTTTCGTTTTCTCCCTTCAGTTCTTCCAGTGCTGCATTCAGAGCTTTTCCGAAAACTTCTCTTGAATCTTCTTTCATTTCTTCCTGTTTAGGAACATATACAACTATAGTTTTTGTTTCTTTATCATAGCTTCCTGCCTTTGTCTTGCAGTCCGCATGGTTCTCTTTGTATTCACTGTATTTCATTTCTACTTCTTCACAGCTTTCTGCTTTTTTTTCGTTCATTTTCTTTTTATAGCATTCTGGGCAGAGTCCGCTTTTTCCGAAATATTTAATCTTTCTTTCACGTTCTTCTGCTTTTCCGTAAATCTGTATCTCTTCTGTATGTCCACAGCTAAACGTTACATCGTACTTCATTGCTTCGTTCTCCTTTCTTTCCTCTCTGCAATTATAATATACACTAAATTGGTGTATATGTCAATGGTTTTTTTCACTAATTTAGTGTATTTTTAAAAAAGTGAATGTGGAATCACAACCTTTCAGATTACAGGCAGTACATAATATAATACGTGTTGCCATTATCTTCGACAATTCCCCAGTCCGGAAGAGCTGTCTTTTTATCCAACATTTTTTTGTACTTTTCTTGCTCTTCTTCGTCAACTCCCCATTCTTCCATGTAATCATCGAAGTGTCTTTCAAAGTCTTCTCCTTCGAATACTACAGTGCCTCTTTTAAGTTCTTCTTCCGCTTTTCTTTTTGAATATCCATTTTTCATTAATACTTCGATATCAGTCATCTTTTTTCCTCCTCTCAGAATCTCGGCTACAACTAGCCGTTCTACATAGTCGGGGCATTTGCTAAGCCCCTTCTCCCAATTTTCGAGACTCCTGTACGGAATCCCGAGTTTCCGGGACACGTCCTTTCTGGACATCCCCCGTGCCTTGCGAGCTTCTTCAATATTCATCGCTTCGCTCTCCTTTCTTTCCTCTCTGTAATTATAATATACACCAATTCAGTGTATATGTCAATAGTTTTTTCACCGATTTAGTGTATTTTAAAGCAAAAAAATAAGGCCGGAGAAACCTCCGACCTGTTAATCATTTCAGAACAACTGGAATCTGTCGACCTTCTTCCCAAAGCTTCCGGCATATCCATCCTGTCCACTGCCTGTCTCATTATTGTACTGCCAGTCATAGTAATTGCCGTTCACAGGACTGACTCTGTACTGTGCTTTCTGACTGCTGCCATCCGGTGCAAGATATATCACCTCGATAGCATCAATCGGCTTACCGTTTCCGGCATATCCATTTACCGGATCAGCCCAATTGAACCCGCTCACGTATGGCAGCCACTTTCCACCCAGAACATGAACACGGTATTCGACTTTTCCCACGTTACACATGATTGCAACGTCTGTGATCGCCTTTCCCCTGACTCCTGCATAATCGGCAAGATTCTTCACGGATGGATACGTTTTTCCCCCGGCTTTCACGCAGTAGGTAAATACTACTGCCGCATTATAGTGTCCTCCTGATGGTTTGGCAGTCTCTTTCGGACCAGAAGCTGTTCCCTGTCCGTAATCAATATCACAGAGCTTCAGAAGATGCGTGAATCCATTCTGTGACAGATTGGCGATCCGCACACCGTAAGCTGATCCATCAGCAGCAATGTACTGATCATTTCCGAGATAGATTCCAATATGCCCATTCATCCATACTGCCCAGCCGATATGCGCATCAGATCTTTTGCTGATCTGGATCACCTCAACCGCTGTACTCTTATACTGTCCTGATCCCCGGACAATGCCGGTATACCAGCTAATCAGACCGGAACAGTCTACGCATACCCTTCCAGCTTTCTTATCATCTGATTTCCATACACAATTAGATCCATACATTTTCCGGAGTGCCTGGATCTTTGCCAGACTCATCACTGTACCCTTTGCCCCATATACATAGGGTGTTCCGATCTTACTTTTTGCAAATGCGATTAATCCTGCTGCTGTCTTACTCATATTTTTCTCCCTTCCTGCACCGGTGCAAACTTAGTTCTTCTTATATTTATTGCGATTCCACATTTCCGTGACACGTTCCCAACCGCCAGTGCTTACCAGATAGACAATAAATGCGGCAATAAATGATGCGAAAATGTAATACCACTCAATTACTACTGTATAATATGTGCATAGTACGATCACTGACACGGGTGTCAAGATCAATGCTGTAACCAGTGCGACTGCATTGGTCTGTACTTTTTTAAGTCCGGGCATTTCCTTAATAACCTGCACAATCACGCTGACCATGAAAGCCAGTACCCCGATTCCTGCCAATATGTAACTCATATACTGCATTAATATTTCAATGTTCATAGTTAGTCTCCTTTATTTCAATCCAAATTTCATTGCCGCTGCACCAAGAACAAGACCGAGGGCAGTTGTAAGAACGTATTTTACAGCTGTTCTCCACATATCTCCATCTCGACTTTCTAATGTTTCCAAGCGTTTCCCTTGCTGCTTCTGCTCGCTTACCATAAGTTCTATACTCTGTGCGAGCTTTTCGACTGACACTGTAAGCGAATTAATCTGCTGCGTAATCTTCTCCAATACTTCAATCCGCTTGTTCTGACGATGGTTCTCGTCTTCAATCCTCTTCTTGAACTCTTCATGCTCTGCCCTTGTAATTACATCATCCATCTTTCTCACCTCCTTTGCATTTAAAGCCAAAATCATCCGATTGCGAACACCGGGCGGATCCCGTAAGTGCTTGTAGCTGCATCTGTACTGGCATCTCCGTATTGCGACATCAGGGTGTATGTCTGCGATCCTGCCACATTTCTTAACCAATAATTCTGTCCGATACTTTTTAATTCCGGACATAATCGGAACAATGATAATTGCTGTGTATCAGATGTCTGCCTATTATTGCCATCGGCACAAATATAAGTCCCATGCACCATTACTTCGTTCATGAGATCTACAGATGTACTGACCCATGATCCGTCAGAAAACATCTTATGGGTTAGCAATAAACTTTTAAATGCGTCCGGCAGCGAGTTAGCTACTTGATTTAACCGCACAGTTTTCATTATCGAACTTTTGTAGCCACCTGATGTACTGTTGCTTGTATGCATCTGTCCGCTCCCTAATATAGTATCCGGGACTATTAATATATGGGGTTTTTGTACTTTTTCTGATTCTGGATAACCTACATTTTTCCAGTAATTGATGTCTGCTATCCGATATTTCACCCCATCCTTTTCCCAGTAATCACCAACATACAAATCCTTGAAGCTTCCATCTCGAATTGTAGCCAGCTGTTCTGCTGTGATCGACTTGCCCAAGGATTTTCCCCGGAAGATGTTGCGGTGCATTTCCGTTGACGGTGCCGTCTGCATATATACGCTGACTGCCTGACCTACCATCTCAGCGGTAGCAGCAAACTTTCCAGCCTCTGCATCCTCCCGGACTGACTGGGCGATCTGTTTAGTCTCATCCATCTTGTTAAGGATCTGCTGCCATACAGTCGGCTCAGGATCGGATGGAGTGCCACCGCTTAAGGTTGCCAGAATCGTAAAGCTCTTGATATCCGTCGTGATGACAGTATCACCGAGCACGCCGGATACAGATACACCGACTCGACCAGGTGCGGCAAGAGCCTCTGCTGGCACGGTACAGGTATCATCTTTCAGAAGTTTCGGATGATTTTCCCCATCCGCTCCTCGGAAGAAAGCCGTCTTTGTCATTCCATCCCATTCCTCTGAAAAGTCGAACTCTGCCCGTAAATACTCCCTCGTTCCCTCTGCTGTCTCAGGCGGCTCAAGATAGAGCCGCCTGATTTACTACTTTTATCTTCATGCTTTTTCCTCATCCTCTTTTACAAGCTCCGTCATACCGGAATCCTCCAGGATCTCTTTTACCTTGTCTTTTAACAGCCGTGGAACCTGTCCATATGTCTTCTTTCCCATCATTATCTGCTGTGCCCATAACATTGCCATCATTTCTTTACCTCCTGCATTTTGCATTAATATGAATATATTGGTTAATAGAGTTACCATCACTGATACACCTGTTCAGACATTTCCAAGATGCATCCTTTCAACATTTCCACCTGTTCTTTTAAATCTGCATTCTCCCGGATCAGTGCCTCCATCTTTTCTGCCACTGTCTCTCCCGGCTTTGACAGGATGATGCCCATGATACCGGCTGTGTACTTGATGATTCCCTCAAGAGTGGTATACCCCTCGTACTCTCCGACCGTCTGACTACGCTCGGAAATGACCATTTTCCGGGTCTTCAGCTTATCCCCGAACATTCCCCGGAGATCCTCTTCCGTGGCTGATACAGTCTTGATCAGCAGTGTGCCGTCACACCGGATGGATGCCGACTGGATCTGCAGGTCTGTTCCGTCATTGTATGTAAGTATCATGTCGCCACCTCCTAATCTACCAGCCATGCAATCTGCGAACAGATATAACCGTTATACTGCATCTGCACGTTGGCTCCACGGAAAAGTCCTACCTTTCCTGTTCCCATGCTTGCCGGTGTTACGGAAATAAAAAAGTCCGGATAGGTCTGCCCTCGTACTACTGCCGGTGCGAATACATAATTCGCCGGACGGTCACCCGCCGCAAGATTAACGATTGTTCCGTCTGCTGCGGAACTGGTGTCCACAAGATTCAGGATCCTTAACTTTCCCATCCGCTGCAGCCGCACTCCTGATTTCAGTGTCTCCGTAGATGGGGTCATGTCTTCCTGCATCGTAGCCATTGACGGCAACACATCCAACAACTTTTTCACTCCCGTCACATTGATTCCCTCCAACGTAATCTCAAATACCGGGCAATCATCCACAAGATCACCCTCCTGCAGATTCCCTTTTGTATATGCAGGAACTGTAGGTGTCCCGCTCGTTGGCGTTCCCATAATATACAGCCATTCATTTGTCTCGATACCGGTCTCTTTATTCCGGGTATACCGGTTTACGACCAGGTCTTTTCTCTTCATTCCCTGCGTTCCGTTCGTGATCGTGACCTCGTCATAAGTACCAATCTTCACAGCTGATACATTCCCGTGATGTGCCATGATTCCACTTCGGATCTTAAGCAGATTATTCGATGTTAATTCCGGTTCAAGATTTTCCCCGGAAGTCAGAATGCAGCTCCCCTGCCCGATCGTTCCCTCAAGGATCTGACGGAACTGCTGGCTGGTAACGTGAGGACTGCCAGTCTTTCCTGATACTATCTCCATGTTCAATCTCCTTCCAATTTATATTCTTTTGATATAACTCCATTTGTGACACTGTAAACGATATTTCCGACAGATTTTTTCATCGTCATGCCGGTCAGATAATCTCGTCCACCGATGACATCACCGATTGCCACATCAATTCCCAGTTTTTCGATATCCATATCGAATGTCTTTTTATTGCAGATCCCTTTCAACTTTTCCACTGCTTTTGATTTAAGCTCCGCTGTCTCCGTTGACGTATTTTCGTACACCTCTGCAATCTCATTCAATCCTGTATAGTAAGGCTCTTCCCGAAAAGATCCGTCCGGCCAGACATACAGATGGTATACAGTACGATCAGCAAGCTCCCCTTTTCCAGCTACGATCAGATGATTGATTCCGTTCCGACTGTCTTTCATCGTATAGTTCAGGCTGCAGTCTTTTGATAATTCCACCTGATCCGAATGATCTACAACCGGCACGGCACTGATCAGAACGTATCCGGGAATCCCTTCCTCTCGTTTGTGCCGGATCTCTAATCTGTACCCCTTACTTGCGAGCATTTCTACAATTCCATCGAGCAAGGTACAATATCTGTCGAACTGGTAGTTGCTCACAGACACCCCGGTATTCTCCTGGCTTACTACAAAGAGTCCGTCAAATTCCGGCTCGATCAGCGTCTTCAACACTTCATTCAGTTCCCCGGATATTTTTTTATAATCACTTCCGGCTGGCGGCTGGATAATTTTATGCTCCAGCATTCCACGCCATGTATAGCCTTTCAATTCCACGTAATCCAGAGTTGTATCGGTCAATACACTTCCTATGATTCCACCGTATTCCGTATCCGGGACGTACACCAACGCATCAAATGTCAGCGACTGTGTCCAGTAGCAGCGTGCAATCTGCACTGTAAACATCTTTTTGTCGTTGACATCAAATTCAACATTTGCGTCCTTCAGACTTCCGATTTCTCTTTGTGCATCTGCCAAAATCACCATGCTGCTTCCCTCCGTTCCGGGAAGATATCCAAATCTATCCCATACGTTCCCGCCCAGTTCACCCGGATGAGACCGCTTGGGATCTTTTCAAAAATGGAATATTCATAACCTCGTTCATTAAACAGATTGGATACAGTTCCATTTGTCAGATATTTATATACTGTCTGCTCTGCGGAATCAATAATCATGTATTCATTGCGTTCCAGTGTGGTTCTGACTTCGTACGGGTATCCGTTGATTAATATCTTCGGATTTGTGCAAGGTCCGTATATCGTCATCTTAAAATCTGATGCAGAGGGATGGTCAATTTCAAATTCAGCCGTCCCCGCCCGAACATCTGCGAAATCAAAAGGAAAATCAAAGGGGAAGTCCAGTCCGCTTGCCGCTGTCATCTGACTTTGCGGAAAAAGCTGCTGACTTACCACTGTCATCCATGACAAGGATGGGGCTGTAAAAGTAAGCTCCACCTCTGCCATATCGAACCCTTTCCAGTTCGACTTCTTTGACTTCTCCACACGGCAGGAGAGAAATGTATCATTGACGTACAATTTTCCATGTACTCCGAGATCTGCATCTACAGCAAGCACGCTGTACAGTTTTTCCATATTTTTCGCAAGACCTTCCCCGCTGCCATATACATCCACCTGTACCGTCTTCTGATATCCGCTTGCAGTCTCATCCCATTCGGAATCATACCAGTCTGCTTCTGCCGTATAATACGGATCAACAAGAAAATTCAGGATCACTCCTTTTGAATTTATGTAATACGCTTCTCTTATCATATTTTCGGCACCGCTCCTTTCGGCAGTTCCCGGTCTAACCGGGTCGTACCCAGGTATACCGGTCTGCTCTGCATCTTCTTAACACCGGCAGCCGTTGCATTCCCTACTTTCGTTGCCAGTTGCGTCAGATCCTCGTCTGAAATCCTCATAGTACTCTGTACGCTCTGCTGATTTATGATCTTTTCTGTACTCTGCAAGGCAAATGAGCTGGTGATCCTATTTGTATTCACCGCCATCGCCTCCCGCACCCGATTGGACAGATCTGCCATGTCCAGCGAATTCAGTGCCGAACGTGCCATTCGTTCTGAAGCCTTTTTTACAGCCGGAATCTGATCGTCAATTCCAAGTGCGAATCCCTTGCCAGAAAAACGCCCCGCTCCTCGCATTACTTTTGATGGTGAATGAATCCCCAGTACGCTCTTGACTTTTTCATAAGCCGTACTTGCCATCTCTGCCGCTTTTGATGCAGCTTTTCCAACCCAGTCACCAATTCCACGAACAAATCCTGATCCGAAATTAGACCCGGTATCGTATGAATTAATACTTCCTGCTCCGCTTTTTGCACTGGTAGCAAGGGATGTTCCTTTTGCCCTTGCATCCCCTGCCTTACTTCCGACAGCAGAAGAATATGCTGTTCCGAACGATTTTCCAGTACTTCCCGGATTCACCGATCCAGCTCCACGCTTCGCACTGTCTGCCAGTCCTTTTCCTCTTGTCAACAGCTTCCCGACAAAACTGCCGATCGCTGTATCGAAAAATCTTCCAAATGCACTACCGGTCGAGGTCGGGTCAACAGCCCCTGCTCCTCTTTTTGCAGCTTCTGCATTCGCTTTTCCCTGTTGTTCCGAAACTGACAGCTGTGATCCGATTCCTTCATTAAAAGAAGTCATCAACCCTGATCCGATTTCTTTCGTATCTCCTACTGATCCCCGCATAGCATCAAGCAGCCGGGAGATCACGCCAGTACCGGAAGAAGTAAGTTCCTCCTGACCTTCGTTCAATCCTTCAACCGCTCCCGGCCAGACATACGAAAAGATTTCTTTCACCGCACGGGACGGACTGTGGACATCAAGAGTCGTGATCAGGCTTTGCAGGAATGCATCCGCACCTTGCTCTGCCGGATCAACCAGCGTTTCAAACCCTTCCAGTCCTTCCAAAGCTCCATACCACGCCTGTGACCACGTCTCTTTAGTTTTTTCGTCCAGTCCTGAAAATCCTTTCAGAAAGCTTTCCATTCCTGCCTGCGCCTCAGTGCTCAGCGTACCGGATATCTTTGCCTGTGCCATAGCCGCTACAAGTTTTGCAGAGCCATCCTTACCGGCATTTTTTAATATTTCCTTGATCTGATCTGCACCAGTTCCGACCTGATTCAGGGCAATCCCCATTGCCTCCGTCAAGCCATCTTTGGTCTGCTGGGTTAATTGCATTGCTCCATCTTTTTCAGCGGAAAAAATACTGGTAAGCTTATCTGTCATTGCACTGGCCTGCTCGATGGCTGCTTCTGATCCAATCTCCAAAGTAGTGTCAATTCCGCTCTGAATTTCTGCCAGTGCAGAGTTGATCGTATCAGTATTTCCACTCATTGCTGCCTCTGTCAGGCTACTGTAATCGGAGATGACTTTCTGATTATCCTGCATCGCCGCATTGGCAGCGTCAAAGTTTGCCTGCAATTCTTCCAGTCCACTACCTGCTTTTTCAAGCTTTTCTTTCAGTTCTCCGTACTTTTCAGTATTCCGCACAATAGCTTCGCCCTGGGCATCATACCCCATTACTACAGCATTTGCCGATTCTGCTTCAAGTTCCTTCTCAAGTTCTGCGATCTTGCTTTTTTTGCTACTAAGCTTTTCGTAAGCATCTGCCAGTTCAGCCGCCTTGTCTGCCTGCTCTTTCATTGCATCCGCATAGTCCGACTTCATGGAGTCAAGAACGGCTTCTGCTTTTTTTGCCGCAATCAGATCGTAGACAGATTTCTTCAAGTCGCTGTAGTTCTGAATCAGTCCATCGTTCAGGCTGATTTCTACACCTAACGCACTGGACAGCTCACCTGTGATATACGCTGCCCTTGCCTCCTGTCCTGCCTGCACTTTTCCATTCGCATCAACAATCTTTTGCAGTTCTCCCCACAATGCTTCTGCATTGTCGATCTCAGATGTGGCTGCCTGGATATTTTCCTTTTGTGCCTCCGTCAGCCGATCTGTTGATGCTGCTTCATCATCCGTCAGCAGGATTGCTGTTCCGATACAGGCTGCCAGTGCCGCCCCTGCGGTAACAAGCAGACCGATTGGATTTGATGCCATAGCAGCGTTCAGGGCTGTCTGTGCTTTCGTCCACAGTCCGGTCAGGGCAGTCGTGACTCCGATCTGACCGCTATAGACTCCCATCAGCGTTTCCCGGATCGTCAGACCGCCGTTAGATGCTACAAGCTGTAAAGCATTTGCTTTTTCCATCGCAGTCAGCCTTGCCAGGGCTGCCGCATTCAGATTCGTCTGATTCTTGCTGACCTTGGTGGCTGTGCTATACAGCTTCAATGCTGTCGTAGCTCCAGCCACCAATGGAGCTACGACACCCAGATTCCCACTCAACAGGTCGATGGCTTTTGTGACCGGTGGGAGTGCCACTTTCGCAAGCGTTCCTGCCGCTTTGGTCAGATTCTTGAATACAGATACCGCTTTTTTCCCGGCTGATTTCAATCCGCCTGAATTGAGCGACTCTGACAAGGCTTCTACTGCATCCTGTGCCGGTTTCTTTAATTCTGCCGGCAGAAGGCTTGCAAGTCCTCCCGCTATTGATTCTGCCACTTCTGCTGCGGCTGTCAGAAGTCTTCCTTTATTTCCTGACACGCCGGAAACGAAAGATTCAATGAAATCAACCGCTGTATCCACCATTTCCGGTGCGTGGGATGCTGCATCCACGGCAAAATCTGCAAAGATGTTTCCGGCTTCTTTTACGGCCGGTTTCAGACCACCATTTTTAAAGGCGTCCGTCATATCGCCTACAGCCTGCGTGGCTTGCACGGCCGTATTTTTCAGTGGCGTATCAAGAGATTCATAAATTTCAATTCCAAGACCCTCAAGACTGGATTTCAAAATCGTAACCGCACCTTCAAGGTTGTCCTGCATTGTCTCTGACATATTCGCAGCCGTTCCGTCAGCGTTCTTTATGGCAGATGCAAGCTTGTCAAAATCACCCTGCGATGCATTGACTATAGCCAGCAATCCTGACATAGCCTCCTGCCCTCCAATTGCCGCTGCCGCCGCTGCCTGCTCATCCGCGGGCAACCCCTGAAGGGAATCCCGCATATTCTCCATGACTTGCATCAGGGTTTTCATGCTGCCATCTGCGTTTTTCATGGATATATCATATTTGTCCAATGCCGCTGATGCTTCTTTTGGCGGCTTGGCCAGTCTGGTCAGCACACTCCTGAGGGCAGTACCTGCCTGGGTTCCCTTGATTCCCGAGTTTGCCATCAGTCCGATAACTTGGGACAGGTCTTCAATGTTATACCCCAACGCTCCTGCTACTGGTGCAGCATATTTAAATGTCTCACCCATCATAGAGACATTGGTGTTCGCATTACTGGATGCTGCCGCAAGGACATTTGCGAAATGGGTGGAGTCCGATGCAGCCAGTCCCATCGCTGTCAGTGCATCTGTAACGATGTCAGAAGTCGTTGCAAGATCTTCACCGGATGCCGCTGCAAGATCCATGATCCCCTCAATACCGGACAGCATATCCTGTGTCTTCCATCCTGCCATGGCCATGTATTCCATAGCCTGAGCAGATTCAGAGGCACTGAACTTCGTCTTTGCCCCCATTTCCTTTGCCTTGTCAGTCAGTTTCTGCAGTTCGTCTCCTGTAGCTCCTGATATGGCTGATACTTTTGACATCTCGGACTCAAAACTGACACCGACCTTTACAGCTGCCGCCGCTGTACCTCCAAGAGCAGTGGACACTGCACTCACTGCTGTTGCTACAGTTTTCAGACCAGTCTTTGCAAGCTTTCCCATTTTGCTTAAATCTTTTTCAATACCGGATGTGTCCAGTCCAGTATCAATAATCACTTTTCCGTCTGCCAATCATCTCACCATCCTTTCAGTAGCTCGCTTACATCTTCGCCCCGTTCCAGTGCCTCCTCCAAAGCTTTCAATTTCGCCTTATCCGGTGCTTTTTCTGTATCCAGTCCGTAATATTCCTGCATCGCCTGGTAGAATTTCTTTTGCTCCTTCGATAAACCTTTGGCCGACAGATCCAGTGTCCGGTACTCCATGATCTTCTGAAATCTTGTATCTCCTCCGAGATTTTCAAGTAAGATCATAAATTTCCACCAGTGCATCTCCTCTGTCTGTAGGTCGATTCCGTACTGCTGGATAAATCCCGCATAGATCAGATCGGCATCCGCCTCAAAATCAAATGCCTGCTTGCTGTTGATCCCGGCGATCTTCCGTGGAAAATGTTTCCGTTCCGGCTCTCTCCCGCAAGAGAAAAACCACAGCATCTTGTCAAAATGTTCTTCTGTATACCAGGTGTACTGACCGTAAAAAAGCCTGAGCATTCTCGCCATCTCGTCCTCAGTCAGCTCTCTGCCTGCATCCTGGAGGATTTTCTGACAACACAAAACGGTGCGAAAATCCCAATGGATCGGACATTCCACACCGCTAATGGTCAGACTTACCGGAAAAGGCTCTGTCAGGGAACTCATTCAGCCCCTTTCATTCCCAGTCGCTCTTTTACTGCTCTATACCTCTCGCACTGTCGGATCTGCTCGTTAAGCAGTGCTTCATAAGCTTCCAGGCATAAGAGGTGATCGTGACCCGTTCCGCATACTTTTTCCCCTGTGCCTTCCCCAAAAGTCACATCAAAAAGGTGCTTGATTGTATCACACTGCTGTCTGATCGCATCCGATTCTGTTCCTGTATCTCCAAGCCTTGAGATTTCTTCCAGTTCTTTCAGATATGCCTCTTTACCTTCCTCAAAATCCGGGTCAAAAAATGAAAAATTTAATGTAACTCCATTAATCTGCATTGTTTTTCTCCTCCATCTGCTCAAATAAGTCTTTTTCTGCTTCGTCCGCTACAACCTCACTAACTGAAGCATTATCAGTGAGGGAGATTATTCCCCCTCTGTAAATGTCTTGGTCGATGTATTGAACGTACCCTTTACCCAGTCAGTCTTGCCAAGCAGGTTACCAGATCCCTGAATTTCACCATCGTTATCCTTAAATTCAGAAATCTCGACCGCAACTTTTCTGCGTTTTGCTTCATAAGCTCCGGCTGAGCCGCTCACCGCTTTGTCCAGACACACCTTCACATAGAACGTATCTGCCTCCACCCCGGTCTTTTCGTTCTCGCCGATCTCGGAAATGTAAGCGATTGCCGGCTCACTCTGGATCAGATCAAACTCAAGCGGTGCTGTCCATTCATAACCGCCAATGCTCTGCGTTGCACTTTTCTGATTGACGTATCTCTTTGACGTAGTCTGTGCAGACGGTGAATCATCCAACTGGGTCACCCCAATTCCGAGAAGCTCATATTTAGGGGAATCAGATCCCCCTGTAACGTCAATGTAATCTGCACGCTGGTAACGCTGCGTTACACCGGTGTCTTTTGCTGCTTCAAAAATCTGTAAATTCATTCTTTTCATTGTCTTACCTCCGTTTGTAATATAAAAAGCGGCACTGAATGCGGTACTGACATTTCGTGCCTTCGTTATCGTATAAATAGCCGCCTGTCGTAGCCTGAATAGACTTACTCGTAAGATTTCCTGACAATACCGGAAGTCTTCTCTGCTCCGTACATTCATCCAGCCAGTCAGAGAATTTTTCGTAAAATTCCGCCGTGTCCTTGTTGCTTTCTTCTCCGTACCATTCCCGGGAACAAAGAGAAAATACCATCTGCCGGATCGTATCTCCGTTCGTATACCGTCTGACAATCGGGTCTGCCGGAGCAAGCTCCAGACTATACGCTGTTGCATCCTCTCCCAGCAGATCCACGTTCACGATCGGGAACATCTGTTCAAACTCTTCCAGGAACGGACACCCAGCTATAAATTCAGCGACTTTTGTTGCTACGCTCATCCTGCTTTCCCTCCACAAAAACTGGCTACTGCCTTTACAATCTCCGGCCCTCTGTCTGCCCACATCCGCTCTGCCCAGTGTGAACCCCGAAGACCATCTCCTTTGTGTTCATAATACTGCCGCCTTGCATAAGGTGCATTGTACGTGATCGTAGAGATTGCTTCTGTGGCATCCGTCTTCAATCGTCCAGTCAGCCGTGGGACATAGGGGTCAGACAGTCTTCTGACTTCGCTTGTAAAAAACCTCTGCCCTTTTCCGTTCTTGTTCAGGCTTCTCCTGAGCAGGATCTGATCTTTCGGGTCTAACTGCATTCTGATTACCATCACACACCTCCACTGATCCTGATATGTGGGGATGATCCGATAAAGTTCTCGGAATGGCTCTTCACCATCCCGACCACTCCGTTATACTGCTTTTTCAGGTCATCAATCCCCATGACTTCTCCACCGCACCATTCTCCCTGAATAAAGAGATCCCCGTTCTGAACAGTCCAGCAGGTCCCTTTCTGCCCTGTCGCAAATTGATCTGCAGGTTTCCAGTCTGCACACTGGTCGAATGGGATGCGGAGCATATGCTCGTCCGAGCTGATCAGACCACCCTGTGATGGTGTGGTCTTTCGACTGACGTGATACCATGCCCGGTCAATCCGGTGCGGCAGATACACCATCTTTTTCTGCTCCTTATCCGGGTAACGGTTAAAGAGCGTGATCACTACATTTGTAAGCATCACAATATCCCACCTTCCTGGACAGCCATCCCAGCGGAAGCAGATAGGTCCGTGCAACTTCGTAAGCTTTGCGGGATGCGACCGCTTCTGCCGTCTCTCCGTCCACCTGCTCGTTTACATAAGTCACACTGTATCCGTCCGTATTTTCCGACTTTACAGATCCATTTCCCTGCTGATTTTTCAGGTCGCAAGAATAATAAATCTCTGCAACTGCACATACAGCATCTTTTACGGTATCGTTTTCACAAGCAAAAATATCTCCGTGCATATAAGTCAGATGCCTTATATAGGCTTCTGCTTTTTTTTCTGCTTTTGCAAATTTTTCAAGTGGAATCAGCTCACCACCGTATTCAGACAAATAATAGAAATGATCCGCATACATATTGTCTTGCTCCTTCCTTATTCTCCCGCTTTCAGGATCGCAAACGGGCATCTCTTGGTCTTATCTTTTGCAAGAGCATTGATTGGATTCGGGATTTCCCATCCAAGACGCATCACCGCACGAAGAGCAATCATATCATTCTGCATCAGGTTGTATGCGATAGTTCCATCGGTGTTCTGAATCACGCCTTCCGTGAATAACTTGAATGTAATATCCTGTCTGATGGAATATACAAGCTGAGAGAAGTCTCCTGAAATCATCAGTGCCTTTGATTTGTCAAACGCTCCGTTGTTTGGGAAATTCATCGGAGAGCCATCTAAAGCATACTGCGTTGTTCCCTGCAGATCCTGCTTGAACAGCGGATCACCATTCGCATTCTTCAATCCCCTGAGCTTTGCTCTCATGGAGATATCTGCCATGTGACCATTCACAAAGTAGCCGGATCCCTCGACTTTTGCGATGACACCATCTTCTGCCATAATCTTGTCATAAAGGCTGTCAGATGCTCCGAGTGTTACGACTGCACTCGCCTTTGTTGCAGTTGCAACAACATCTTCTCTCCATGTTGACGGCTTATTTTCTCCAAAAAGCACCGCTCCATCAATGACTTTTCCAAATGCTTCTGTTACTCTTGGCTTTACTTCTGACCAAATATCATATTCTGAATCATCCAATACGGCTTCTGGAATCGGAACAATTACCGCAATTTCTTCTGCGGTGATAAATTTCTTGTCCCACTCCTGCTTTGCTGTCTTTTTCTGACCGTTATCTCCGTTTACGAAATACGCAATCGGTAACATATCCAGAACTGGCATTTTATACTGTTTACTTGTCATATTCGCCAGCTTACGTCCTCTTGACAGAACTGCTGACTGTGCGATCGTTCCCTGGATGATCTCGTTGGATTCCTGAATCGGAATTAAAGCCTCTGCCCCGCTACGATCAATGATATTTACGTCTGTTTCAAATAATTTTAAATTCATTCTGGTTCTGTTCATCTTCTACCTCCATCACTTTCTTGCTGCAGCACGGATACGTTCATTGATAGAAGCATTCATGCTTCCACCAGCTCCCTCCGAAGAGCTTCCTGAAGACGTAGACACCCGATACGTGCCACTGCCTGTATATTTCGGGTTTTCTTTCAAATACTGTTCTGCAGCTTTTTCAAATGTTGTCTTGTCGTTTACAAGTTTCGATACCTTGAACATGACATAATCAAGATCCTCTGTCTTTACACCTTTACCTGACAGAAATTTCTCATTTTTCATCTGCTGAACTTCCTTCAAAGCGTCATCACGTTCTTTCTGCAGCTTTGCCGTGTCCGGCTGATTTGCTGCACGTTCTGCCTTGAATCTTGTGATTGCTTCTGTGACTTCTCCCTCTGTCATTCCCTGACCACGGAAAAAGCCTGCAAGAGCTGCACGTTCCGACTTGCTTGCCCTGGCACTTGCAATTTCTTCCAGCTGTTCATAGGTATAAGTTCCGGAATTGGAAGCTCCGGATGTGCTTCCAGCGGATCCATTACCGCTGTTCCCAGTCCCGGCATTTCCACTCTGTCCATTAGAGCCAGCTCCGCTGCCGTCCTCGAAAAGCTGTAACATCATTCTTTTTCTCATTTCTACCTCCGTTTATGCTTCGTTGAGCTCCCGAGCTTTTAACGCCTTCACGTTTTGGGCAAAAGAAAAACACCCCTCAGGGTGTCTCCTACAAAAATGTTATACAATTATATTCCCGGTTGATATCTGTCAATCCGAGAAACCACGAATCCAGTAGCAACTTCCCTCTGTCAGAAAGCCGCTCCCATTCGATCACGGTTCTTCCGCTCCCGGTATCTGCCCTGATCCGGTCACCTGTCAGATCATTCAGCGAATTGATCAGGTTGCAGGTGAGAGCGGATACCGCTGCACATGCCCGGTCAATCCCGTCTGGACTCTTCCTACAGGCATGACCATTCATACGGATACTGCGATCTGTTATTTTGATCGTTATCATAATACCTCCTAAAAATGGGTACAAAAATACCACTCACTCCGAAGAATGGGTGGTATCTATACAATTTGTTTCATTTCATCTTCTATTTCTTCTCTTTTCCAACCTTCCTCTGAGAGAATATCTAAGATTTCTTCCGGCTCACACAATATCTCTTCCAATTTCCAAATTCTTTCACGCAAGTGTGTTCTTCTGACGGCAAATTCTATTTCTTCATCAGAATCCCCTAGCCTTCTAAAAACACCTTTCATTTCCTCATCTTCAATTTCCTGAAGTTTTTTATCAATATCAGGTGTATCTGGGTCAAACATTGTCATTATAATCCCTCCATGATTTCTTCGAGTATTTCACCAAAGATTCTTGCTGCTTCTCGTGGTTTTTTACTAGTCATATATTCAGAAAAACATTCCGCAAAGAACTCTCGCTCATTTTTGTAAGCGTATTCTGAAATATGCTTTGTGATGAATTCCTTTTTAGAAAAATCTAACGCATCGTTCAGTTCTCGTCCTTTGTAGCCCATTCTAGTCCAGTCTGCACGCTCCGCACGTGTATAATCAAAATATCCTAATCTTTGTAAGACTTCTCTCCTAACTGCTACGCTCGTCCTTGTTACACCATATTTTTCTATCTTTCCTCCATATATACCTTTCCATGTAAGGTAACCATCTAACTGATGTCCCATTTCATGAACGATTATACTGTCGGCGGTAGTTCCAAGTGGAGAAAATCCTATTTTTATATAATGCTCATATTTTCTCTTTAACTTTTCGTAATCCGAAAAATAGGAACTAAGTTTAATAACACCATGCATAGAACTGCTTGAGGCAATCGACTTCAAATCTGAATCATATATGATTTTATTTGTATATCCTTTGAGCTGCGGAAATTTGTCAAATACTTTCTTAATTCCATTATATACCGATTTTCTTGATTTTTCATCAACTTTACTGAAATCAATTTTATCCTTACCGATACCCATTACTTTTGATAATTTTGACTTTTCAAACAAGTTATCTGTACTGGAGGCTTTTATAACCATTTTTCTGGATATTTTTCCAGGTGCAACCCTGCCTTTCATATCCAAATAAATTCTTTCACGTTCCTGTTTAAGTCCCATTTTCTTCGAGAACCTTGCATACTCATCTAACTGTCCTTGGTACTTACATCGAGCTAACATAACATCATCCGGATCAGCACCGCCTTTTTGCAATAGCTGCACCTTTTCACGCTGTGCCCGCATAGCAGTTTCCATTTGACGCTGCCTTTGCTTTGCTTCATACAGTGTATATTCTTTACCACGGAACTCGGTCGGCTCGCTTTCTTTCCGATTCTGTTCGTCCAGCCATTCATCCGTATAAGTTCGTACCGATACACCGGGAACAAAAGGAAAATAAGTATGGTAGCAGTTTGCTCCACATAGTCCGGTTACTGTACCGAGTCCACAGACATCATACAATTGCTGTTGACTCCACACTCTGCCCTGCCATATCGTATGCGTTGGTCTCGCCCCTGCGTGCCATTCCACTTCAAAATATTCCGTACCGAGCTTTTCAGCATTATATTCCGCAATCTTCCCAGAAAGCTGCGTCAGTCCGGTCATGACAGCCCGTCTTGCTGCGACCTCGATTCGATTTGCATACCCCGATGAATATTCTATCTGCCGAAGTCCGCTATTCGTGAGCTGAGTGACTACCCGCCGGAGAACTGTATTATAATCAAACGCTCCTGTGACAATGTCCATGCAGGCATTATCAAGATACCCACTGTATACCTGTGACAATGGAGTTAATACCTTTCTGCCACCATAATCCAAATAAAAGCCTAGAGATCTTGTAATATTTTCCAAGTCCTCAAGGCTTTGCTTTTTGATAGCTGATGTCACCTGTATCAGATGTTCATTTTCTTCAAAAGGTATGTATTCCGCATTGATCTGTTCATAGATGTCCTTGTTCCTGACATATTCCCAGTCGATCACTTTGTCGTACAGTTCAAACATTTCCGGGTAAGAAGCATTCAGAGTGTCTTTCAATGCATTCTCAATGTCCTCCGAGGAATACCCCAGTATTTTTAACCGGTTAATCTGCCAGTCTGCTGTGCTGGTGATTTCGCCCGTCTTCTTAATTCTCCGAACAATATCCTGCATGATCCTGACTTCAAGATCTGCGTATCTTGCCGCAATCTTGCTGGCGATCTTTTCCTTGTATTCATTTCTCATATCACTCCATCACCTGATTTTGCTCGGGAAGATTCTGACGAGCCTGCTCAACCGTTTCTCCATACCACTTCGCCCGATATTCTTCCAACCTCATCACGCCCATGCTCACATCCTGCCGATCCTGCTGACGTTCCGAATCCTTATCCTCAATGATGGAATCATCAAAGTCTATCGTGATTTCTGTATCAGGATCCAGTACATTCCCCGTGACCTGACCGAGCCGGATAATAATTCTAATTAATCTCTTTAGCACGTCTTCCAGAATGATCTCATGCTTTTTCAGCATCCGGTACATGTCTGAATTTTCAGAAATAATTTCCGTAGCTGTTTTGGCTCCAATCCCGTTAAATTGATACCGGTTCGTGCCAAATCCACACTTTAAGGAAAGATAATTCAGATCGTCATTGATCGCCTTGCTGTGTGCTTCTACCCGAAGCTGCATATCAACTTCTTTGATAAGCCCTTCACCTTTTTCGTTATAATCATCCGGCAGCTTGTAAAATACCGCATCCTCCGGGTCAAATGCCGGTGTCCCGTCATCATTGGTCAGCAATTCAGGTGCAACAAAAATCCGCTTTCGCCCAAGATCAAACTCATTACAATACGAATCATATTCAGTATCCAATTTTCTCAACGTATCAATAGCATTCGCAAAAATAGCAATTCCCATCGGGTTGCTCGTATCTGCATTATTGGTTATGTTTAAACGGTCAAGCACAAACTGCGGCTCTGTCGATCCGGTTTGAACAGTAGCTGTCAAATTCTTAAATGGTCGCAATTCTTTCCATTCTTTCTCATCAACTTCTGTTCCTGAAGACTCACCGGATCCACATCTGAGAACTTTATTTTCTATAATGTAATTTCCATCTTCTGCTTTTCGATGATGCTGCAAATGCACATATTTCTTTCGATTGGCTGTATGCGGAAAAGCAAAAATACACTCCGAAACTTCTCCATTCTTCCAGCTCACCGGGAAAATATTGGGTGCATCCACATATTCAATTCCAATCTTTCCTGATAGTACGGAGCCGTCCTCGCTCACTTCCGTATCATACAAATACGGAATGTATGCAACTGTTCCAGTGTATGCCTTACGCTCCTGGAAGTCATTTCCGATCACCAGAAAATGGTTTTCATCTAATATTTCCTGCACAAATTTTTGTGTAGCATCATCTTCCAACGTGATCATAACCTTTTCGTTTAGCAGCAGGTCTGCAATATCCTCAGAAAGCTTTTTCGCCATCCCCATGCTCTTTCTCCTGCATCGGTTATACGTTCCACGCCCAGTATACGCCTTGTAAAAAGAAAACCCTCTTACATTGGAGTTGTACCAGCTGATCCATTCGTTTATCTTTTGATAAAATGACGTATCTACAGTGTCTATTCCTGCTTTCCTGAAATAACTAAAAATGTTCACCCTTCATCACCTCCTTCATCTATTGGCAGCCAATGCCTTATCCTGCTCCACGCTCCCATCACCGCATACCGGATCGCATCCATGCAGTGATCATCCATTTTTACTGGCACTTCCTTACCTCTTTCAATAGATTTTTTATCATATTCATAAGTTCCAAATTCCCGGTCTGCATTCTCCTGACTGGGATCAATCGACATCACCTCGAACGAAAGTGCTTTTTGCACTCTGCTAATGCCAAGAGCTACACTGTTATCTGCATCACGCAACTTCACAGAATATTCTAGGTTTCTCGTTGCTCTCCTGACCTCTTCCGCAAGCCCTTTTGCTGATGGATCCAGGAACAGATAAAAAACTGATGTCCCATATTTATCCCTAATGTTTTTTGTAAAATCCACAAAGTCCCGAGCATATTCTGACGGACTTTTCTGCCGCCCGGAATCACGCCCACTGTGGTAGTATTCTCCAAGTCCGGGGAATTTCTTGCGGTACAGATCTAGTCCGAACGCTTCGAAAGTCGTAGCATTCTGCTGTCCATAGTCTCCACCGATATAGACTCTTTCGTAAATCCGCTGTGAATCTGCTTTCTGTCTGTGCTGGTTTCCGTACATATAGTAGATCAATTCATCTACACCGATTGCTTCACCCAGCCAAACCCATCTATACATTTTCGGATCAGATGCCTTCATAGCTGCGGCGGATGCAATCAGATCAGGTCCCAGCCATTCAACCGGAACATCCCGGTAATCCGTATGAATATGAATGCAGTCCTCTCGCTTTTCCATCTTCTTGCACCACAAATTGATGGGTGCATTCGGATTTTTGGGAGGATTATAGAGATAGATCATCTGAAATCCCCCTTTATTTCCACGAACGAACGTCGCTTCAATATTGGTCAGTTCATCTTCTCCCTCTCCATCGTCAAAAAACTCTGTCAGCTCATCCAGCACAACCAACTTGATCGGCTTATCCTCGTCAATGATACCTTTTGTGTCGTCAATACCATCTGAACCGGCAAAGTACATCGTTGTACCATGCTTTTTATATGTTATTTCCATCGGGGATTTTGTAATCAGGAATTTACTTTTGGGAATTTCCAACCGATTAATCCCCCTGAGCATTTCTTTGTAGACTGTTTTTCTCAGCTTATTATGGTGTTTTCTTAAAACAACAACCGATCCATTCGCATCTGATACAAGCTGATAATCCGATCTTACCGCTGCGTAGCTCGACTTCGTTCCGGCTCTTCCGGAAGTCAGTATAATGTGCTTAATATGCCGATTATTAAATATCGGCAGGTATTTCGGGATTATTATCTCCGATATCTTCACTTGCTTCTTTCGGTGCGTCATTGACAATCTCTACTCCCCCATCTTCATCTCCATCGCCGCCGCTCATCCTTGCTGTATTCGCACGGATCTGTTCAATTCTTGCCTGCTGCTCCTCTTCATCCAGTTCTGTCTTTTCCGTCCAACCCTTGAAGTTGTTTCTCAGGCTGAACTGAGCCCCGCTCGACCCGTCCCGGTCAAAGAGCCGTTCTTCTGCATACGCTTCCACCCTTGCCTTCGCACGTGTTATCGTGTTCATAAACTCCTTTTTCCCTTGATAGTTCAATAGTGACAGCCTCGTAGAAAATCCAAGGGCTAAAGCCAGTCCTGTGACTGTTGGCGGGCGCTGATTAATAATAACTGGATTTCCAAATTTATTAAAAACCGTATTTCCATTGTTGTCTTTCAGGACTTCACCCTCGCACTGTTTAAAATAAGCATCTATTTTTTCTTCGATTTCTTCTTTACTCTTATACTTTGGCGGTCTTCCGACTGCCTTTTTTGTAGCCATTTGACCACCTCCATGCTATTAAATGCCTCTACGTCCTCCACGGCGACCTTTCGTAGCTCTCCTCTGATCTCCACGGTTGCCGCCCATCGATGCGTCTGCCTGGTTAAGAAAATCGTTCGTTGCTTTCCTGTCTGCCTCATATGCCTTCTGTTCTGCTGCTTTCGCCGCTGCAGTTACCGGCTTTACGGTTGCCCCGTTTGCCTGGACTCTTTTTGTAAAATCCCTTACTGTCATATTCAGCGGTGTAGGCTGTGGCGTTCCTCCCACTCCCCGCTGATAATAATTCACTCCATTTTTCTCGGAAAAATAATACCTTGTGGTCTCTCCGCTGTGCGTTACATCAACACCGGATCCACCGCCGCCACCTGAACTTCCACCACGTCCACCCATTATTTACTACCTCCGTAAAACCAACTTTCAAAGTTTTTCATCCTTCGAGATCTTGCTCTATCATAGGTTGTTGTTGTCCGTCTATGCTGCAGTGTTGGATCTAAAGGCTCTGGCTTTTTAGAGAATTGTTTCATTTTATTTCTCATTGCCAGTTCTGCTTTAATTATCTTCTTACGTTCTTGTGCGGTTTTCTGCTCCTTGTGTACGGCTTCTCTGCTTCCAAGCTTTACGATCTTTCGACTGTTTTGTGCTCTGCGTGCAATGAGGTATTCCGACACTCTGCGTGCCTCTTTTTCAGATGTTATCGAATTGATATATTCTGCGTTTCCTGTTCTAATATCTCTTTCAATTTTAGAATCTCTTTTGGGCATATAAGTTGCATTCAACATGCTATCTTTTTTTGCGCCGTTAAAATAAATTCTGGCAGTCATCGGTGAAATTTTTTCTTCACTTCCGCTTCCACCTCCGCCGCCTCCAGATTTACTTCCTCTACCACCCATCACACGATGCCTCCTTAAATTTTTCCTGAAATGCCTTTATTCGTACAATGTTCCCCGTACACTCTTCCGGGATCTGCCCGTAAAATATAATCTTAGTCGGATGCAACCTCTTAACCATTTCTTTGTATCCGGCAAGAAATAGTTCCCGGCTCTTTTTATTTTTCATGCACCCCACACTGGATACTGCCACCGTGCCTCCTGTAGGTTCTCCATCAAAGCACCAGGAATATGAATCCTCTGTACTCCATGCAATCGTTGGGATCACTTTTACCCCGTACATCTGCATATAAGCACCAATCCAATGCTTTCGGTAATGATTAAAGATCTGAACAGCTTTCGGAAAATCTGTATAAAGACTAAAATCCGGAGTAAATACGTACTGAAACTGCTGAAGCATCGGTATATATCTATCCGGATCATTCCATAATCTTATAAATTGATAGTCGTCAATAAAGAAATGAATGCTTTTCTTTTCTCTATCCTTACTTGTTGCTGCAAAATTGAATGGAATAAACTCTGTATCTCCATCAAAATCTACTGGCTTAAGTGTAGGTATCCCATACTCGCCCACACCATCAAATACCATACGTTCTAAATTTTCATATCTTTTCGGATCTCGCAATCATTTCACCACCTCATATCTCCCTGCATACAGAAAAACACCCACACATTATTGTGCAGGTGCCTTTGTACGGGGAGGATTCGTCGAAAGTATCCCAAGAAGCTTTTCACTTCTTGCATTCTAACTATAACATATTCAAAATGTTAATAATGTTAATCTTTTATAAGACTTCCAACTATCTGTGCAATTCTGCTCCTGCTATATCCCGTCATCCTCGCCACCTCTTCTTGCGTCATGTCGTCGAGATATATGGATTCCAGTATTGTTCTTTCCAGTCCTTCCGGAAGTCCGGCTATGTAAGATTCTACGGTATCCAGTTCTGCCAGTACGGCTGTCTTCTGCCGTTCTTTTTCGCTGATCCGCAGCTTGATCCGTGTCGCTTCTGCTGGCTCCGGCACTTCCACACTGATATGCTCCCGGATGTATGGAAAGTCATCCCCGGATTTTTCCACCTTCCCCGATACGGTCGGAACGCTCTCAAGACGGTCATACAGCCGTTCCAGTGACTGCTCAAGAGTCAGCAGTTCTTTCTTTCGCTTTTTGTATCGCCTTAGTAAGCCTTTCATCCTTGTCCACTTCCTTCCGTATCCTGTCTATAATGTAATCACCGTCAACGTCCATATATGCTCCGGCATCCCTCCGAAAGAATCTTTCAATGTTCATCTTTTCCCACTGTGCCTGACTGTCTTCGGGATTCCTCTTCAGCCTTTTCAGGACTGCCCGGTAGTCTTTCCCAGCTTTTTCCACGATCGCATGGGCAAGCCTGACATAGCCATCAATGTTCCGCTCCACCGACATCCACTCCCTTCCTCGTATCTACTCCCCACTTTTTCAGTGCATCCTCTACTGTATAATTCGGGTATGCCGGACGATGGAAGTCTGCACTGGCTTTCCGATCCGGTGGATGCTCTGCCATCCCGGCATAGTGTTCTTTCTGATTCTGCCGGATCTCTGCTAGACTCCAGCGTCTGTCTGTGCTTCGTTTCAAGGGGTATCACTCCTTTCTTTCGATATTACTGCTTTCCCAGCATGATATTCTGTGTATCGCATTTATTCGACCTCCTCGTCTTTCGGAAACCGGAACACATACTTTTCAGCAATTTGATTTACAACATTTCCGGTTAATGAAATTGACACTTTTGCTAAATTCTCATCTGTTTTTGGAATTCCATGCGCACATATCGCAATTCTTTGGGCATACATTTGCATTTCTTGCTCTTTCGCACATCTCCATTTTCAATTTCCTATCATCCTCAATGTCTTTGATAAACCCGAATTTCCTCAAGATTTTATGAGGCAGTGATTCCTTCTTCATCTTTGTTCTCCTTTTCTTCATCAGTCCTCATAATTCATTACAATTGTAATTACTTTTACCAGCACTTTCTGAATCTGATCGAAAATATGGTGGTCATCATTGCCGAAGTGAGAATACAGACTTGCATCTTTGTTTCCTCTGTCATAGCATTCGTTCATGAATTCAAAACAATACACATCATCTTCCTGTATGATTTCTCCGTTTTCTCTCCACTCATAAAGGATACGTCTCTCGACTATTTCATTTACGGCATCTTCAGAATCTTTGCCATTATTCAGATACCATACACAACGATCAATATATCCAAGCTTGTCGCAATACCTATATTCTTTTGCGGTTTCCTCTGTATAACCTTCGAAAGATTCTTTTATCTGCTCTTCAAAATCTTCCGGCAGATTAAAAATATCTACTTCAATTCCTCTTGGTAGTTTAACTACATACTTTCTCATAATTCGTTCCTTTCTCCTTAAAAAAGCGTAAAAAAAATACCAACCACCGAATATTGATGGTTGGTCTAAGCACATACTAAAACTATAATCGTTATAACTGACATTACAATTAAAATTTTATTTTTCCCCATTCTCTCCAAGATTATTTTTGTAAATTGTTTCTCCTGTTCTTTAAAATCCTCTACAATTTTTTTAATTTCATTATAGCAATCATCTACGGTCGCTTTATTCCATTCTTCGCTATAGGATTTCTTCTTTAAAATTTCATTCGCTCTATCCATTGTATCACGAAGCTCTGTTTTAAATTGTAATTCATCATATCCGACAAAGTTTCTTTTCGCTTCTTCGAATCCGTTTCTTGCATATTCCACATAATCCCACGTTCCTACATTCTTGGTTCTTTCAGCAAATTCGATTGATAACAGTGGATTTAACATGATTCTTGCTTTTTGGAATTCGTTTCTGATATCATCCAAAATATAAGTTACAACCGACACAATAACGCTTGAAAAAATGCCACCAATTATTCCAATTGCTAAATTTTGCATTGCATTTACTAAATCCATTGCTATCCCTCCAGTATTAATAGCTGAATTATACCATTCCAACCATCAATATTCAATTGTCAAGGTGCTTGTAGCTGCTATTTTTAGCTGCTACTCTATTTCTCTTTGTACTTCTTCAAAATCTCTGTAATTGCTTTCATGTGTTCCGCTACTTCCGGCAGATCTTCATCACTGATTTTTCCAATGCAATCATTTCTTTTCAATTCGGTTAACTCAAATATTCCGTCCTGAATATCTCGAAATGTCTTAGCAAGAAAAGTTTCTCTCGCAGCTTCATTATCGCACTCATAAAATACTTCTCTTTTGTCATGCTCTCCAAACTTATCCGTAAAGAACTTGGTTCGCTTTGGAGTGATTCTCGTGATTTTTGCCGGATAAATCATTTTGTGTCGGAATGAAGAATTCCATCCATAGCTTACTTCCCTTGCAACTCCAACCACATCTCCGACTTTCAATGTGTCTTTGTCTATCTCTTTTAATTTAATGTTCATCAATTCTCATCCTTTCCGCAATCGCTTCGATCACATTTACAGTAACTCCATTTCCGGCTTGCTTGTACAACTGACTGTCAGAATTTACAAACGCAGCTTTTTCAAAAATAATCATCCGTCCACCCTTGCAGTCTGAAACATTCTTTCGGAGTCAATCGCCGGATTGCTATGTAGCATTGATATTTTTCATACCAGACAGCATATACGGTCAGTTCTTCCGACACTTGTACGAAAATCCCTTGATTGCAACTGGTATCAAGCGTATTTGCTATGTCATGCCCTACTCTACCTCTTCTCGTTTTACTTCCTGGTACAGCCAAATTTACGCTATCAACACCAACTCTGCATTCCGAATATCCTTGTTTTGTCGCTTCTGTTACTTTTACTGCAAGCTGATTATCTTTATTGACGGTGGACAATGTATTCACTACTCCATCATCTCTGACTTCGCTTTCGAGGAATTCATGTCTGGAGATTTTGATGTTTCCAGCTTCATAATCTTTGCGGATTTCTTTTCCGTAATCACTACGAACATTCCGTAGTACTCCGATCGGCTCTATTCCTACTCCATGTCTATCCTGTCCCGTAAGCGTAAACATTGGTTCTCCGTCTTCCTTGAATCTCCGTCCGTTCTGACGTTTTTCTGCCCTATCTGGTGTTAATACCGGAATAGCAATTCCGCTATCTTGCCCTGCGTGGTTCGATGCTCCTTTGTGATATCTTGCCTTCAGGCATCGTGCCTGCTCCGTCATCTTCGAGCCTTCATGACACAAGTCAATGAAGCATGGCAAGGCACCATGTTGCCTTCCGCCGCCTTGACAAGTGCTTAATGCTTCTGTGATTCCATCTTGTGCAAATACCTGCGTATTTCTTCTGTAACCGTCCCTGTGACCTATTATTTGAATACTATTTTCTCCGTCTGCTCTTTCGACAGGAAATACTTTTGCGGTACTTCTCCCTCTAAGATGTCCGATAATGAAACACCTTTCTCTGTTTTGTGGCACTCCGAAATCTTTGGAGTTGAACCCCTGCCACTCTGCATCGTACCCCTCCTGCTCCATTTCAACGAGCAATCTGGCGAAATCCCATCCTCCATTAACACTAAGCAAATTCTTAACGTTCTCAATGAAAAGGTAAGTGGGTTTATCTTCTTCTTTGAGCTGTCCGACAAGATACATAACTCTGAAAAACAAGCTCGAACGGTTTCCTTGAAATCCAAGTTGCTTTCCTGCGACTGAAATGTCCTGACAAGGGAATCCGAAGCACCAACAGTCTGCTTTTGGGATGTCATCGGCACAAACTCGTCTAATGTCATTTGCGTACCATTCTCCGTTTCTGTATTCATCTTTCAAAATCTCCTTTTGTCGCTTTTTCAGCGGTAATTCTTCTAGTACTTTTCTCTGCTCATCTGTCAGAAGATGCATGGATATGTAGCTTGCAGTCGCAAATTTATCAAACTCACAAAAACCGACACATTCATTCCCGGCAAGTTCCATTCCTCTACGGAAGCCACCTATTCCAGCGAAAAAATCTATAAATTTCACCCTCACATCCCCCAGTCCTGTCTCGCCCCAGCGTTTCCGCAAATCCCATTGCTGTAAGCTGTAGTCTTGCCATTCGCTCCATAAGCATATCTAAGTCCTTTATCTGCATTGATTCCTTGCCAGTGCATATTGCCTTCATGCAAGGCGATCAAATCCTCTGTTCCGTACTCATCTTTCGGATTCAGCTCCACATACTTCTTTGCTCCATTTTTCGTACCGTATCCGCAGTTCTGTACAGTTCTTACGAACTCTTCTGCATTCACTTCTTCTGTACCTCCAAATATTCTTATCTCTTCCCAACCAACTGAGCCTCCAGATCATCCATGTCATATCTTCGCCGCTCAAAGTTGTTATTGTTCCTTACAGTTGTTTTTCTTTTTTTCTCCGAAGTGGTCGTTTTATAGAAACTTTTCCACCCTCCTGCAGTAGCTTTTTTCACAATCGCAATCCGTTCCTCTTCCTTGTCGCTCAACTTGATCAGATCCTCTCTCAGTGCCTGTATTTGTTCCGGTATCATATCTCCGTAATTGCTGGAACGAACAAGAATATACATCTGAAATGCCTGTTCCAGTTCCGGGCTGAATCCTAATATATTATTTATATTCTTTACTTTACTTTTCTTTAGGGATTTTTCCGTGGAATTACAATCGTTATTCCCGGAATAACTCTCTTTTTTCTCGGATAAATCCATAAAATGGGTACACTTAATAAAAGGTTCTGTGTCATTTTCTTTCAAAAGCCAGTACCTTCCAACTTCTATCGGATTTTTTCTTGCCCGTTCTTTTACAGCAAGCTGAAATCGTTTCTGTATTCCGGCAGAGGTCAAGACCTTGTCCGACTGAAAAAGTTTGTTATCAAACAGTGACCGTGACAGCAAGAAGTTCAAGACCTGCTTCGCCTTGTTCTGATCAATTTTTAAATCATCAGATATAATATACTCAAAATCATCATCTACCTGCAGGTAATATCCCTGCTTATATATTTCGCACAAGAGGTAGATATAAAATACGATACCGTCCCTGCCATATCTGGCTTTTAGTATCTTTATTTTCGGATCATCGAGGAAGTCAACATCAAGTGGAAAGTAATCCAACCCATTCTTTTTTGGTCTTGGCACTGCTGCCACCACCTTTCCTCTTATTCTGTTGCTCTATATTCCTCCACCACGATATCCAGTCCCTCCTCAGCTGAATATGCTTTTTTTGCCGCAACAAATACGATCTGCGTATCATCCTTATAGGCTACTCCGTTCAGAGCGTCTGCTACAACTTTTACAATATTATCCACATCCGGCTTCTTCATGACATGGATCTCACCTGCCAGCATCTGCTGGGCTTTTTTCTTTGAGGTACTCTTCGGAGGCTCAAATCTTGCTACAATCCGGAGAGCCACCGGTATATCTTTGTCAAATCTTGTTCCTTTGGCAGCAGTGATATACATTGCTTTGATCAGATTTTCATATAATAAGTCGTTCTCAGGTGTATAACTGATAGAATGACCTAAATTTTTATTATGGACAGTTCTTGCTCTTGCCTTTCCCTGCGGTTTTCCCGGAACATGAAATGATACTGATTTCATTTCTTCTCCTTTCTTCCCGCACCGGATCAGCGTATCCGGTGCGGGAGAAACATGATTTATAAGTTACGTGTGTGACATATGATCAATCATAAGAAAGTATCATTTTACGCAATAATCGTTAATCTTCCTTCTTTCAGAATAGGAATCTCTGCAAGTTCATACTCGAAATATTCTTTGATTTTCTTCATTGCTGCATTTTTCCATAAGCCATTATCGGCTTCTACCAGTTTAAACATCGGCTCTCCACCATCGTCCCTGATACGGAACACATACAGGCTGGAAGGTTGCTCAACTTCCGAAAAAGTACGATAAGGAACCAGTTTTACCGGATTCGGAACAATCACATCTGCTCTCTGTACGCCACTCTTGATCGTTGTTTTCTGCGACACGCCATCATCCGAATACGATGCTGTAGTTCCTGCCTGAATATTTCCGGACACTTTCATAATAGTTTCAAGATCTTCACTTGTAACAAAATTGGCCTGAAGCTCAATCAGAAAACGTTCCTGATCATAATATTTATCAAAGCGGAATTCATTTACGATTGCTTCACATTTAAACAGCGTTTCACGATGTTTTTCCTCCAAAAGTCCGGAATACAGCTTCACTTCTTTCGGACTCACAATATGTAAGATCATCTTATCTCTCAGTTCTTCCGGCATCCCTTTGATGTAATCTACCAGTGCCGAAAGTGTATTAACTCTGATCGGATCAGCAAGATCCTCTTCACCATACCGCACCAGACTTTTATTACAGTAAGTTTTTCCATCAATCGTCTTTACAATTGGTTCCATGGACTCTTCTTTCAGCTTTGCTACATATACAAACGCATCTTTTAATTCTTCAAACATCTTCATATCCTCCTATGCTTCTCTTGCTTTTCTCAAATCTACTACTTTATTTCCTGCATCCTGTGATCCCAAAATTTCGCCGGTCTCTGTATCCACAGCTTTCCCATCGATAGTCTGAACTGTTGATGCCTCCGGACCATGACTCATATCATCCATAGACATCTGCCCCGGAATCTGATTCCCAATCTCGGCTGCCTGTACCTCTCCGGTTACAAGGTCTTTTACCATCTGAATTGCTGTAACCGCTCCAAGGGCAGGTGCCAGTGTCGTTTTTGACTGTATTCCGATTGGGGCAAGTGTACGATCCTGATTTGGCTTGAATCCAATGGTTACAGTAATTTTTCTCGCTGCCGTTGCATCCGTATTGGGATCCTGAATATTTTTTGTAACTTCTTCAATTGCCCGGTTTACCTGTGCCGTAAAAGCACCATTTGCGAAAGTTTCTAAATTAATATGCTGCATAGTTGGTCTCCTTTCCTCTTACTGCTGACTGAAAAATTCATCTTCAATATTCTTTTCCTGCTTTGCTGCTTTTCCATCCATCACCTCCTGAATCTCCTGCTCAGCTACAACAGTATTCTGTTCAGGTTCGTTTTCTACATAATCTGTAGTTCCGTCCTCATGGATCACAGCCATATCCTTATCAATGGCATTCTGCAGATCAATGCTCATGATTCCCCACTTGCTGATCAGCTGGCGGAGCATCGTCTTCATGGCCATTCCGTCGAAGTCCTTGAACCAAAAAGAAGAATATTTCCATAAGTCCTTTTCCGGAATCTTTCCCTGCTCCAAAAGCTCCAAAGATTTCGCTCCACCATTTCTCTTGAATGCCTGAGAATACTTTTCTGCATGTGCAAGCATTTTCTTTTTCGACCAGTACATCGTTTTGCGGAATCCGTTTTCATATTCAAACATCGCATAATATCCCATGGCCGGAGTCTCTTCACGGATCACATCATCCTCGATCAGTTCAACCTCGATCTCCTCGTTCAGAGGATCATACTGGATCAGCTCACCTTCTTTGATTGCAAGAACATTTAATTTTTTATAATATCCTGAACGTTCTGCCAACTGAATATATCCTTTGTAACCAAGCTGAAACTGTGCTTCTTTGCATCCTTTCTTCTTATTATCAAAAGGCACCATGTAAAACTGACCAAGCTGTGGGGATGGAGAAAGGTTCAAAGCCTCTCCCAGTAATGCTGCTGACAAAATACTTGGATTCGTACATTCCTGCAGAGCCGGTGTGGTCTGAACTGCAGATACAATACTGGAAATGAATCTTGTACCATTCTTCCCACCAACTACACTGTTAATCTGCTTCTTTACTGCATCCTGCGTCAGGTAGGCTGCCATTCCTGTCTTCGTCTGTCTTTTTGCTAAACTGTTCTGTACTGCCATTTTTTACTCCACCTTTCCAAATTTAATCTGATGCCCGATCAGATACTCTCTCAAACCAAGCAGCTGCTCCTTGGTAGCCCATACACGAAAATCCATTTGAATCAGATTAGCCTGAGCTGTTTCTGCCTCAGTTTCCGCATTCTCTTCAACAACTGGAACACTGTCCGCAACCGGAGGCTCAACTGCAGGCTGTACTGCCATTTTCTGTTCTGCTTCCTGCCTTGCCTTTTCAGCTGCAATACGTTTCTGTTCTTCCTCATACTGCTGCTTTTTCTTCTGAATCTCCGCCAGTCTCTGTCCTTCGGCAATCGCCTGATTCAGATCCAGTGTCTTCTTATAAATTTCCAATGCTTCAAAGCTGAATTCCGGAAGACTGCTGATTGTAGCAACTTCTGTTCCGACCTTAAACAGGATATTCTTCATCTGTTCTTCAATCTTGCCAAGAGATACCGTTGCATTCAGCCATTTCGGATCCATGATTCTTTCCAATACAATAAAATCCTGAAAGCCGATGGTTTTGAAAAGCTCCTCGATGTCTTTCTGCTTCTGCTGTTTTCTCTTTTCTTCGATTTCTTTCAGCTGTCCATCAATCAATCCGATCGGCTCATCAATCAGACCTGTGACTTCTTTCACCTGACGTTCAAAACGCTCATACGGCTCCATACACAATTTTTTGATCCGCTTGCGTTCGTTCTCGATTGCCGTCTTTGCTTTATTCAGCTCCGCACGGTCCTGCTTCATATCCTTGGCTGCATCTTCTGTATAGGCAATATTTTTATATTCCTCCACCCTGGATGCCACCCATGCCTTTACCTCTTCGTAATTCCACTGGATCTCTGAAAGAAATCCTGATTCTTCTGACGGGTTGATAATTCTTAATTCCATACTGTTCCTCCTTGATTTTTTTATATTTCAGGAAGTATGAGGGGCGGCTTTCTGCCACTCTCTACATAATTCCAGAATTTCGTTTCCTCTCTGAGCAGCATGTCCAAATCATCTTGAACGTCTGCCCGTTCTATATGGTAATGTTTTACCGTTGTACGCTTCTCTCCACCCCACTCTGTCCTCAGGTGGGCACACAATTCAACGAATTCATATCCTGTTACAAGTAAATAGTGCAGAACCTGTATGTAATAGTGGTCCGGGATCCGGTCTCTCCACTTTTCTTTCTGCATACTCTGCAGGATATTTGTAGTCTTGATCTCAAGAATTCCTCTTCTGCCATCCTGATCTGTCAGCTCCCCATCCAGTGAAGCCTGCATGAATGGATGCTGAATGCTTCTCAGGATTCTGAATTCATGATGTTCCACTTCATATTCAGGATAATCTAATTTAAACAGCTCCCTGATTGGCTGTTCTGCGTACTTTCCATAAATCACACAGGCTTTTCTTGAGATATCCTCGGGAATCCGTCTCCCGGTCTTCTCTTCAAACAGATCAATATTGCTTTTATATGGATTCATCCCTACTACAGCACTGGCATCACTTCCACCGATCCCGTTCATTCTTCCATTCAGCCAGTCTGTTTCATCCTTGAAATCAAAGATTTCAAATGGACTGCCCATTGCCATATCCTCCTCCATTTGTTATTATTATGTTGGTTATTTTTCTAAGTGCCTGAGAGGTTGCCGCCTCGCTATGGCACTCTTTTTGTATATATGTCTGCCCGAAAGCCACGCAGCTGATTATTAATGCAACCGAGAACCCGATCACGAACCAAAAGGCTTTCTCAACAGCCTTGTCATACATATCCGGCTCATGGCTTTGAGCCACTTCTTTGGGCTTTCTCTTCCTGATCTGAATTACCTTTAACTGCTCCACGTTTCTCACCTCCTTTAAATGATGTGCAGATACCTCTGTGCCGTTCCATGCAGTATCTGATTTTTCTGCAGTCTTTGCAGGTCATATGACCTCCCTCCCTATTCGTTCCTTTTCCTCTTCCGGGATCTTAAGAACTTTCAGAATCTCTCTCAGCTCACCCAGTCTGATGTCTTCCGGCACACTAAATCTTTGGTACAGTGTGCTTTTCGGGATTCCTGTCAGCTTGGAAAGCTTTTCTACGCTGACACCCTCCATCACTTTTCCTGACTGGATGATGGCGATCAGCGTCCTGTTCTGACGCTCCCGGTCTGAGAGCTTTAATTTCGGCATTCTGTATCACCTCACTACGTCTTCCTTATCCATCGTTTCTTCTTTTTTTCTGCTCATTGCCGCAGCAGTAGCAATCGTTCCCTCGAGATATCCTCTCTCCCTCTCGCTCATTACTGGCAGCTTGTCTGCCAGCTCTTCAATTATTTTCTTTTCTTTTTCCGACATCTGATCACCTCGCTTTCTTGTTGCTATGGGTCTATTATATGTGGCTTTGTGGTATTTGTCAATACTATTTCTGTGGCTTTTCGACTTTTTGTGATTATGCCACATTTTCTATTGCTTTTTTATCGAGAGTATGATATGATAAGACTCAGGAAGTGAGGTGGATACGATATAATGAATGAACGCCTGAAAAAGTTAAGAAAAGAATTAGATATGACTCAACAAGAATTTGCTGATAAATTGGGAACTGCAAGGAATAATATAGCGGGGTACGAAACAGGAAAGAGAAATCCCAGCAATGCAGTTATCTCTCTAATATGTAGAGAGTTCAATATTAATGAAAAATGGCTTCGAACGGGAGAAGGAGAGATGTTTATCGAACTATCCCGCTCTGACGAAATAGCTCAGTTCGTCGGACAGCTCATGACTGAGGAAGATGATTCTTTTAAGAAAAGACTTGTATCAGGACTTGCGGCACTGGACGATAATGGATGGAAAGTATTGGAAAACTTCCTTGATTCCATCCAAATAAAAAAGGACTGATTATCTCAGTCCCATGATTCCACGAATAAAAAAATATACATTTTTCAATCGTGATTCGTCCAATTTGTCAAGCATTTCAATGATTAAAGATTTTAATTCCATATGTATGACCTCCGTTCTCATGTAGAACGCTTGTTCGAAATTCCTTAATCAGATAATACTACATTTTCTGTGGTAAATCAATAGAAAAATCGAACGCACGTTCCTTTTATTTGTTCCTACATTAATAGGACAATCGAGAACGGGAATACATACGGCATTTTAATCAATCGTCCCAATACTGGGACACTTATTTAAATTCGGACTCAAAAAGGTCAGTCATTCTGCATTTGAGACCGATTGCCAATTTTTCCAATGTATCAAGCCGGGGCGAAATCTCATTGTTTGCTATTCGCTGAATAGTTGATTTAGAAACCCCCGTTCTGCTGGAAAGTTGGCGAAGTGATACGTTTTTGCTATACATTATTTGCTCTGTTATTGCAAAAATATATCTGTAAAATTATGGTATATTCGGCTTTGCCGTTTATATATGGAATCTTGTGGTGGGAACTAAAGGAACGGGGCAAATGAGGAGGAAAAGTTTTATGAAAAAGATTTTGACATTCCTTTTAATTGGAATGCTTATGCTATCCTGCACAACTCTAACGGGATGTGGCAAAAAAGAAAGTTCAAAGACAGAATATACTATGGATGAGTTCGCTGATATGTATAACGAAACTCAATCGCTTTTTAAAAAAGAAGCTGAAAAAGCATACCTTACTGATGAGGAGCGTTATTCAGAAAAAGGACAACAGCTTTATAAAAAATGTTCCGAAAAGACTGGCTTGCCTTTTAACAAGGAGCTCACTCTTCGTGGTGTAAAATATCAGGGATACGGGTGCGTGGATTTGAAATCCAATGACGAGAAAACCTCTATTCAATGCCTCTTTGCCCAGTCTGTTGATAACTTTTGGATATTAATACCTGACGGAACTACTGTTTCGATTAAAGGCACTTTTTCACCAGAATCAGCTCCAGGAGCTTACGGAACACTATTTGATGTAAGTCTTGTATCTCCTGATATTGACATCAAATATGAACCCACAGACATTAAAGACGCATTAAAAGTAATCACTAATGAGCAAGGTTATGAGAGCAACATTATTATTGAGGGCGAAATTTCTGAAATCATGACCCGTGATGAAGTGGAAGAAATAGTGGGCGGGTATGTTGATATCTCTTCTGCATTGCATGACGATGCCGCACTGATAAAGGGCGAGGATGGGAGTATTATTATCTTTTATGACAAAACCTTTACTGGTGAACTGACTGCCGGGGATAAAATAGCTGTTCAGGGAGCGTTGCAAAATGGATTCGGATATGAAAATCCTGCTACAAAAAAATATTCCTGCCTAATAGGTGTGATGCCTGATGTTGATAATTGCTACAACTTTACAGCACACGAAGACGATGAATAATCAAAAAACCGCCCCTTCGCCAAAAGGGACGGTCAACTGGAAGAAACACACGCCAATGTGCTTCTTTTGGTAACTCCGAAGAGATACACTAATGCCAATGAATATTGTATCATCTTCGGAGCAGTCACGCAAGCAGAACAGCCGTTCTGTGCTGGCTGTTATTTTTATACTTTAAGGAGATGATAATATGGCTACAGCTAAAAAGTTACCTTCAGGATCTTGGAGGTGCTTAGTTTTTTCGCACTATGAAAACCTGTTCAATGAGGACGGAAGTCCTATGATTGACGAGAAGACCGGAAAGCAGAAGCGGAAAAGGATTTATGAATCGTTTACCAGTGACTTACAGGGAAGACGTGGAAAGCGGGATGCAGAAGCTCAGGCGGCTCAGTTCCTTGCAGAGAAAGACCGGAAGAAACGCCCTGAGAACTGGACAGTGAAAGAAGCTTTTGAAAATTACATAAAGTTAAAGGATCATGTGCTGTCCGAGACTACTCTCCGTGGCTATGAGACGATCGCCCGGAATCAGATCGGACAGATATCAGATATCAGCCTCCGTAAGCTCTCGCAGGAAGACGTGCAGAGCTGGATTAACATTCTGTCGGTAAAGTTATCGCCTAAGACCGTAAAGAATGCCTACGGACTGTTTACAGCGGTCATGCGGATGTATCTGCCGGATATGCACTTCCATATCACTCTGCCGTCCGCAAAGACCTATGAGGGTTATGTTCCATCCGATCAGGACATCACGGATCTGATCTGCTATATCCGGGGAACCGAACTGGAAAAGGCAGTGCTTCTCGCAGCGTTTGGAAGTCTCAGGCGTGGAGAAGTCTTCGGGCTAACGAAAGAGGATATCAAGGGGAACTCCATACGGATCAGAGAGACGAAAGTCCGGGGACGTAGTGGCATCATCAAAAAAGGACCCAAGACACAGAGCAGCTACCGATACATTATCATGCCGGAATTTGTGATCCGAAAATTTGACGATATCGAAAGCGGTCCGCTTGTCAGGATGCACCCGGAAGATCTCTCTAAAAACTTTAAAAAAGTGCTTCGTTCTGCTGGGATTCCTGAATTTCGATATCATGATCTCAGACATTATACTGCGTCCATCATGCACGCCCTGAACATTCCGGATCAGTACATCATGAAGCGTGGTGGATGGAAGTCTGACAGAGTACTGAAAAGGGTATACCGTGGCACGATTGCACCGGAAGAAGAGAGATTTACAGACCGAATCAACGAGCATTTTACGGAAATGATGCAACACGCCATGCAACACGATAAGCGAAAAGCCTTATAAATACAGCATCTTCCTGTAGGTTTTCTGGGTTCGATTCCCGCCAGGTCCACTCAGGCTGAACATGTCGAACTCTGTATGTGATATTATCGTATACAGGAATACGTTTTGTTTGGTGTATCGAAAAAAATAAAAGTAACGGCATTGTATGTTGCGAAAGTGATATACAGTGTCGTTATTTTTTATGATATAATTCGGATATGAATTGAACAAATCGGAATTTATGATAGCGGAACGAAATCTGCGAAGGGGGTGTTCTCATGA